ATGCAACTTTTGGTCTAGCAAAAAAAGCTATCGAAATTGCTTCTTCTGAAGATCAATTAACAGACCATAAAAAAAATATTGCCACTAGATTTGCTCAGGGTAAACTTACCCAAGAACAAAAACTCGAACTAGACAGAGCAATTATTTCAAAACAAATGAAACTTAAATGATTGACCAAGCTTATCTTTCAACCAAAGACCTCGCAGAAAGATATGGTATTACACAAAGAACCATCAAGAAATGGCGAACTAATACCAGAAGAGGTAAAGCAGAAGGTCCAGAGTGGTACAACGTATCACGACAGGCTACTGCTATGGGGCAACCTCTAATCAGATATGCCCTCCCTCATGTTCTTGCATGGGAAGAAACAAATTCAATTACACCTCTCAAATCTTTTTAATTATGGCTTACGAAACTATTTTTACAGGGCGTTTAGTCCTTTTCAATAACTCTGAAAAAAAATCAGAAAAATCACCAGACTTAGGTGGCAACATAGAATACACTTTGCAAGATGCTATGGCATTAGCAGAATGGATTACAGCCCAAGAAGGCGAAGATAATTATGCTGGCGAAAAGGTAGTCAAAATACCTGTAAGTGCTTGGCATAAAGAATCTAAAAATGGCACCTCTTTCATATCAGGTTCAACCTCAGTACTAAAAACTGAAAAAGAAGAATTACCTTTTTAAAATGGCAAAGATTTTAAAACAAGTATCTAACCCTAAACTTCCAAATAATGTTGCAGTATTTCAAGACCATCTCGCACTTGGTCTTGAGTGCTTTGACCTCGATTGGTTCGATTTTAGACCACATACTTGTAACAACAAAGAATATGGGGATGGTATTTTATTTAGTCAATTAAAAGATGTTTCTGAAGAATTTGCTGCAGAATTTTCCATAATTGTTTCTAACGAAGGCTTGCATCTACCAAATAAAAAAATCTTGTTCTTTAGTAATGAACAACCACCAACTAAAATGGCCTTACTTGTTTTATCAGCTATGGTCTCACATGAACCTTTAAATTTTGATTGTCCAGAATGCGAAAACCATTAGTAGTAGATTATGCCGATCTTATGGGCAAAACAGTAGTTAGAACATTTGACAAAGCTGTTTTTAAATGTATAACTATTAACTGTGTAACAAAGGAAGATAAACTTTTTATAACTATTATCAGACGAAGTGATTTTGTTACTGATCCTAAAACTCCTAATGAATGGGGGCTAGGTAAAGTTGACAAGCAAATGCTTATTGATTGGGATAACTTTTTTGAAAACTATGAATTTTCTGAAAAAGATTGCGCCACCATGTCTGGTAATAATTTCACTAATAATGTTATACAAGCCAACTGGCAGCACATTAAAAAAGTATTTTTAAAAGATTTCAAAGACGGATCACATGGGAAATCGAATTAATCTAAATGACTTAAAACAATACATAGTTGATAAAGGTTTTATTGTCGAAAAGTATTGTTATAAATGCAAAAAAGTAAGTTATCGTAACGAGAAAGATGCAAAAGTTATTGCTTCTGAAATGTATATACAAGGGAAAGGTCATACCTTTGCATATGCTTGTACAAAAGGTAATGGGTGGCATCTTACCTCTAAAAAACCAAGAAGTGCTTGTTGCCCTAAAGTAAGAAAGCAAGCAAAATCAAATAGACACAACTGTTGGAAAAAATAATGGAAAATATAAAAAAACAAAAACTTATAAAAGAACTGCAAAGACAGGTTGCAGATTTGCGTAAATTTCAAGAAGATTTTAAAAAAAATATTCCTGATGGTGATAATATGAATTTAAAGGATTTACAATATATGAATGGAATAATGGAGAAAATGAAGTTAGAACATGAAACAGTTTTAAGAGAATATTTCAACTTTAAAGAATCATGAGTGATCCAAAAAAACTTTTTCGTTTAAAAGAAATAAGGCGTAAAAACCTTGAAAAAAATTTATTAGATGTTGAACTAAAAGGCTATGACCATTATGTTTTTATGAACGATAGAAACAAAGCACAGGTCGTAAGTAAAGATGGTGCATGGGTTACTGAACATATAAGAACAGCAATCCTTAAATTTAATTATGAAGTAGATAAATTAGAAAAATTAAAGGTTAAAGATTTTACAGATAAAGAGGTTATTGAATATGAAAAAACTTTTTTATCGGGTTAGTTTTTTTCTCTTTTCTTACTTCTTTAACAACAAGATTGGCCTCTAATTCAACCAATCTACCTAGTAAAGAGGCAAGAAAAACATCTTGTTCCATTTGATGTCTTACTAAATGAGTGCAGTATCTTTTTATATTGTCATAGTCATTGCTTTTCATAATTTCTCTACATCTCATTTCAACTGATAGTTTTAGCTCTGTTGGAGCTTCTTCTATTTCAATGTTAAGAAATTTTTTAATGTTCATTTTACAGGAAATAGTTTTTCTTGAAGCATTTTTACTATTGCATCATCAACATCATTATCTGACTTAGCGGCAAGATCCTTTAACAGACTTAAAGCAGCTTTGCGCAGTGATTCAGATTTACCAAATTTAATAAATAAACCAATTAAAAATTTAGACATTGTGTTTTATGTTCTTTCCTTAACATACCAAACATTATCGGTTTTGGCCTTCTAGCCTGCTAACCGCTTGCGATAACTTGTTTAACCTATTGTAAATATCTATGATGGTTTGTTCTCTGCGATTACTTATATTAGATAAAACCATAACAAAAGCAGTAGCGGCTGCTCCTATAAGTGCTGCTTGTACCTCTGTCATTTGCTTAAATGTGTAATTATGTCTAGTATGACTAATAAAACAAGTTATGGCAGAAGAGATTAAAAAAGGTCCACTTCAAAAATTAAAAGAAAACATTACTGATAAGGAGGAGCAATTAGCTTTTATATCTGTAATCGTAAGACTTGGTGTTGTCGCTTGGAGTGGCTTTATAGTGTCCCTTAACTACATTTCTTTGCCGGGCTACAGCAATGAGCCAAAGGATATAACTTTTCCAGCAAGTTTGCTGACAGGAGCCCTTGCCAGTTTTGGTTTAGAAGGTGCTAAAAAAAGAGGTGATGGTACTTTTAAACCTGATGAAAAACCATTAAACAAGAAAGAAGTTGAAGCGTTACTAGCACAACAATCTGGTGGTTACCAAACAGTTAGAATAGAGACACCTATAAAAATTATTGGTACTAAAGTAGTTGATCCAAAAAAATGAAAAAACTTCTTCCATTCTTGTTTTTATTATCAGCCCCTGCTTATGCTGATATAACTCAGAAATTTACAACATCTGCACAAATAACTGTAGATATGCCGTACTCTGTTACTAATAAATTAGGAACAACTTATTCAATATCAGGTAATAACATTACACCTTCAGTAACTTCTGGTGGTTCTTCTACGGCTCAACAAATAGGTGGTTTAAATTTAGGCAGTTTAACTGCAGGGGTTCCAGCTTTAATACAAACTGATAAATCAGTTACAACAGCAGGGTCAGCATTTAGTTTGACAGAAGCAATAAATATGGGTGATGCAACTCCTTCTGCTGTTACTCCTTCTAGTGGTATTGCAGCATTACCTCATCTATCAGGACAAACAACAGTAGGAAGTGGAGGTACTCTTGGATCTGGTGCAATGACTTCTTTATCATCAGGTGTTCACACTTGTAGCGGTGCATTTGGATCTGGTTCTAGCTGCATAGGATCAACTACAGTTACTATACAAATTGACTAAGTTTTGGGTATTATTAATATTATTATTTCCTCTAAGAACCCTTGCTACACCTGTGGTTCCGCAGTTTCGTAGTGGTTCCAGCACTCAGAGTTCAACTTCTCAGTCAGTAATAAATGAGTCAATCACTTCGCATCAATACAATTCTGGATTTTCATATTCAGCATCAGGTCACAATATTGAATCAGCAGACCTTAATGGTTATATCAACCCTTCAACAGTTGCTGGTACAACTCAGATTCTTAGTGGTGTCCAGTTTAGTTGGACAAGTCCATCACTTGAGGCTGTGCCAAGATGGAAAATAACAAACGCTGGTCAAAGCTTTTCTTTAGTCGAGTCACTTCAAGGTGCTGGCCTTTCCAATGTAACGACAATAAATCGCACTATTACAACCACCACAACAACAGAAACGCAAAGTATTTTTGGACAATAATTTTATTATTTAGCCCTGTAAAAGTTTTTGCTAATACAACCGTTGCTTCGCCTCAATCTAATGCTCAAGGGGTAGTAAATAACAACGCCACTATGATAACCCCATCAGCATTGCCTCAGAATCGCTACAGCCAAGGAATTGTTTGCACCTCGCCCAGTCTAACCATAACTCCTTATTTAACAGATGCGTGGTCATTTAATCGACCTACTGAGCAGTTTACTTATCAAGATATTTACGATGAAGACACAGGAGCAGTTAAGTACACCACCAAAACACCTAGATTTGAAAAAGATAATTACAACTTAAATTATGGAATATCTATGCAATTTAATATTCCTTTGGGTAAAGGTGGTGAGCTATGCCAAAAAGCTGCGAGGGTAAATATAGAAGCTCAAGAGTTATTAATCAAAAAAACAAAAATGGAAATGGAGCTTTATAGATTATCCACCTGTGGCACTCAGGCGGCTTTAGGAGTAGTCTTTGTTGGCGAATATGCTGTTAACTGTGAAGGTGTAAAACTTATAGCAAGACCAAATCAAGTATTACCGCACAAACATAGTATTAAGTAGACAAGCCACGGGTATTAACTCGCCTACAGATATTTATTTTAACTTAAACAAAAAAAAATAGATAAGAACCCACTACAAAAACTTATCTATTAGGGTCCCCCTAAAAGACCAACCCTATTTTACCTTATCTTTTTTCTTTGTCAGCTTTTTTACAACCTGCTTTACTAAAGGTTTGACTGCGTTAAGCAATAATGGACTACTGGCAGCGACCAAGCCGATAACAGCAGTAGATACAATAGTAGAAACTTCTGGAATGTACTGATCTTTAAACGTGACGTTTTCATAAAGCGTAAGGCACTCCAATCCATCTTGACTCCTTTCAAAACCAATTACACGTTCTAATTTTTTTTCGTTACGAAAATCGCCTACGCCCCTTTGCTCATTTTTTTTTGGACATTCAACAAACTTGATTTCTTCATTTCCTTTTTTTGGTTGCTCTGTTTCTGGTGTTTTACTTTCTGGCATTGCTGGCTGTTCGCTACTTATCGGCATTTCTTCTGTAATTATTAATTGATCTGGGGTGTAATCCATAGGGTAAAAATATGGAAACAAAGAATCACAAGTACTAAAAACACCATTTGGGTCATCAAGCAAAAGCTGAGTATTACCAGTGTTTTTTATATCTCTATGCTGATAAGTACAACCAGCAACATCTATTTCTAAATTTGTTGTTATTGGTAGAACAGGATTAGGGTTATATATCTCAGGAACATAAACCTCTGGAATATTTATTTGTTTTATACCTATCTCAGGTATTTCCATCTAAATTTTAGGCTGTTTAAATTCTGGTATTGTTGGCCCTGTCATTTCTGGTAAGCCTTTATCTAATATCTTTGGCATAAGTCCTTGAACATTACCAAGAATTTCATTCATAATCTTTGCCTTAAATTGCTCAGAACTGAGGTATTTGTAACCCATGTAACTTGCACCTAAAGTGCTGGTTATGAGAACGAATGAAGCTATACTTAAAGCGTTGGCTATTTTTTGGAACATTTATGTTAAAAGAAATTTTAATAAAATTAGCAGGGCCACTTACGTTGATGACGCTGTTTCTGATTGTTGGACTGATGCCTCTGTATCTGATGGCTGGATTGATTCGGGTGCAGCTTGAGTCTCCAAAATCTGTTCCTCAAGGATTTTCATCGCACCGTTAACTTCATGCAAAGCAACAAAAAGTTGTTCTCTTTGTTGAGCAAGTTGCTGTAATCTTTCCTGTAAGTTCATAATTTAGTAGAGTTTTTTACCAGCAGTAATAGCAGCATCTATATCTGTAAAACTTTCAGATGTCCAGATAGAAGTCGTTCCATCATTCTTTTTGTAAGCCTTGATAATTTCAAGATGCTCTACATTACGCTTGATTTTGTCTTTAAAATCATCATCAGTTTCATCTGATGCTTGAGCGACACCTATTACAGTTACGCTATCACCAGCAGCAGAAAAGATTGCTGCGATTTCATCTGCGGTTTTTTCTTCCATGATTTTAAGAAAGTAGTTGTTTAAAGTTTACCCTGCTTCGAGGGCTGTGACTTTTGCTGATAGTTCTTGTATTGCTTTTACTAAAACAGGTAACAAAGTTCCATAGGCAGCTTCTAATTTATCAGGATTATCTGCATTTATTAGATTTGGTATTGTGATTCCTGTTTCTTCTTGAACTGAAATCAATTCTTGAGCAATAAATCCATTATCCTCTATATCTACTTTTGCTTTATCTCTTGTATTCCAAATAAACGATACAGGGCGTAGTTTATTTAAAAATTCTAAACCAGCACTTAAATTAACAATATCTTTCTTATCTCGTTCATCAGATAAAGATGTAATACTTGTTACCTGACAACGTAAAGTACTGATTGATCCATTCCCAAGTGTAATGACATTACTTACTGAATTTGAAGTTCCTACTGAATTGTTACCAATAAATGTATTATTATCTCCAGAGACATTGCCATTTGTACTTGAACCATATCCAGCGTTATAGCCAATAGCAGTGTTACTTCCACCACTGACGTTAGCTATAAGAGTGGCATATCCATATGCAGTGTTATTAGCTGATGTTTCATTAGCTCCTAATGCACCAGAACCAGTA